GATTGACAAAGCGGATAAGTTGCCGCGCTTCTGCCCGATAATCAGCCTCGGTGTGCTGGCAACGCTCAAAGTCTAGCAGGGCTTGCGCGTGTACGTCGTCGTCATCGTCTTTGTCTTTGTCGTTGTCTATCTCATCCATCCTGCTGATACTCCGTAGTCTCTATCTGGTTTGCGTGTGGTTGCTGGTGCAATCATATCTACCGCCATCGCCATCATGCGCACTGCATCAGCATCGTGGCTTGACCAGTCGTGCAATGGCTTGTCCTTGTATTGCTTGCCCTTAGTATCCCACTCACGGCGGTACTGTTGCAAGGCATCCACGCCTTTGTGACACTTGGCTTGATCAATCCAGCAACGCGGTAGCATTTGTCTTACGGCATGTATGCCATCAGCTACGCTTGATGCGGGGATAACCTGTGGATAAATGCCGTGTGCTTCGAGGGCTTCAACGCGGCTCTTGCCAGTCTGTAACTCCCTTGCACGGGCATCATGTGGCAGGAAATGCTCGCCGTAGATGTATGGCTTTGCTTTGACTGCTGCAATATACCACGACAATGGTTGGCCACTGCCCTCGGTTCTGTCGATTATGTGCAGCTCTTTACCGACTATCTGCCAGTAGTAAATGACTGTGCTATCACTGATTCCCAAGTCCCATGCAGTATGAACTGGCGTTGCAGGGTCATATGGTACACCGCATATCTGACCACTGTCTTGCATATCGGTGATGATGCGCCCGTAGTAGCTACCAGCAAGTGCAACATCAAAAGAGCATTCCCATTCTTGAGCAAACAACGCCGCTCCGTCTTCTTCTCCGTACTCGCGCTGGTACTCTCTAAGCTCTTGGTCAGCTTGCGCTTGCGTCAATACCCCTGTGTCACGCCACGTTAGCCGCTGGACAAACCATGAAGGGTCGTTAATCGCGCCGTCGTACATCCGCTTAACGTGGTTATTGCCCCGTGGTGTGGTGATAAATGCCGACCATCCGCCGTTTTCTTGGAGGATTGGGCGCATATACGCCCATGCCGATGGGTCTGCTAATGCCCACTCTGATGCTGTAACGCCGATCGGTGGAGAGCCAACCAGTGAGTTATAACTGTCACTGCCAACCAGTTGCCAAGTACTACCACCGCGCAACCGCATAAACATATCGTTATTGCGTGCCGAATCTCTGATGACGTTGGGCAATGCCTCATCTATGCGCCTCTTGCCGCTATGAGGGTTGACTGCTTCCCAGACCGATTTACGCGCTTGCCCATATTCCGGTAGCATATGCCAGTAGTTTCCCGTGCGCTGCATCGCTTTGCAAGCCGCAAGGTGTAAGCAAACGTCATCTTTACCAGCCCGACGATGCCACACCAACAAAGCCCGCTTGATTGGGTCAACGCGACGGGTAAGTGCATCCCATGCTTCACGCTGGTAAGGTCGTGGTGTCCAGTTGTTTGGCAGGATGATTTTAGTCATGCTTGGCTATCCCCATCTGTAAAATGCCTAATCATGATTTCCAGCGGCTTATTTTCGCCGACTTGCTCAACTTCTTGCCGTGGTTTGCCCATCGCACGATCTAACCATGAGTTGATCGCTGATAATCGCACGGCTGGCGGGTTATCCTCATTTTGGATAATGTCAGCTAACACATTGATTATGGTTGGCACGCGCTCAAACATAGCAAGCCGCATCTCCTCTTTGGAGATGGGCGTATCAGGTAGTTTGAGGCGTAACTGCTGTGTCATATCGTCATAAAATATAAAGTAGTTGGTGGATGCCCAAGGAATCGAACCTCAAGGGTCGGTCTGACAGCAGATTTACAGTCTGCCCCCGCTCCATACGGGTCTACGCATCCATTTGTGTCATATCCCTATCATAGCCTTAATTGCGGCAAACATGCCAGATTGCGCGGCAATTACAATTATCCCCACAAACCAAAGCACCGTTTTTGACTGTATAACCAGCGTTTGTATCTGTTCTGATGTGGCTGATATTTTACGCTCTGACTCACGCGCTGCAATCTCCAATGATGCCAGCGCATCCCCGTGACGATCGAGACGTGCCTCTGCTTTTATAACCCGCTCTGTGATTGCGTACATTTGTTGCTCTGTCAACATGACATACCCCCTTATTAATTAGATGTATGTCACTATATTAGCTGATTTAGTTCATAAGTGATTGCGCAAATGACGCCACAAGCCAAACCAAGTAGAGCCATCCGCACGGGTCAAGAGTATTGTGCCGTTGTGGTAGCGCTTAATGTTCATCTTAACAGACATATTATCACGTTTTTTGCAACGCGCATTATCAGCCGTCATTGTTGCGCCCTACGCAAAAACGCCATGCCTAGACCGCCGATAAGCCACGACAGACCACTGATTGAGTAGTCGACAAACGGCAGGTGAGGCATACCAAAGTTGTCAGCAGCAATATCCAGCGCCCCCACAGTGATAGCAATGGTTGCCGTAGTGTATGTTCCGTAGCCTTTTGGTACAAAGCGTTCAACCAGCTTGTAGATGCTGCTTTTCTCGACCTCTGCCTGCACATTGCTATTGCTTGTAGCGCGTGTCGGCTGCACCGTCTCATAGTAGATCGGCATCGTTTCACCGTGGTTATCGGTGATGTATGTCACAGGCTTGTCCATTGGCTCGGCAACCACGACACTTTTATCAGTGTATTGCCCTAACCACATACTAACCTCCGTTTCGCGTCTAGTTTGCAATGCACGCAATACCCGACCACCAGCCTTGTCCCAGCGCCGCAATTGTGAGGGTACGCTGTCAAAGTCGCCTTCGTTAAGCAATCGCGCCAAGGTTGAACGCTCAAGCGCCCCCTGCCCAACGTTAAACGTCCACGATACAAGCGCGTCGAATTGATGTTGGTTAAGTGGTTGCTTGATAACGCGGCTTACTGCATCCTCGGCAATACCCAAATCATCAACAAGGATGTCATGGATGGATTCATACGACAACGCTTGCTTGATGTCGATCACACGCCCACTTGATAGCTGGATAGCGCCGCTAGATAGCTCATCACGGGTTAGCAGATGACCCACGCCAATGGTCGGCAATCCTCCTGCGTCGTTATAGATAACCGCTTTGCTACCCTCAAGCTGCATAATCATGCGCACGCCCAGCGCTGATGTTTTGCTCATAAAAAATCCCCATGTTTAGATGGGGATAGTATTGATTGCTTTGGGGTTTTTAGCAAGAGGGATTACAAGCCAATCAAGGGGCTTTCTGCTAGAAGCAACGCAACGTCGGATTGTCCGGCAAACATGCCCAATACACAAAACCAGTGGTCGGGTGCAGTATATCGGTATCCCGCCGATGCTGCTTTTTGAGCTGCTCCAACGTGGTTACATTGCGCTCTTTCTCCAATAATGCCTTTGACCGTGGAGTCTGCAGGTTCAGCTTTTTAACCATTCCAGTGCTTACGCTGTTTTTGCCTTTTGCATTACTCATGTTGGTTGTCTCCTATGTGTTGTGTAATAACTTGCACGGCTTCAGCAGCTCCTTTGCATACTGAAACTGAGTATCCAGCTTTTTTTAAGCGGTCATGCCAGTATTTTTGCTGTGGCGATACGCTACTGCCTTTAACGCGCTTCATCTCGATGAAAAGCTGCAGTGATGGAAAAAACAGGTCGGGAACACCAGCCTTTACCCCTTCGGCTTTGAGCTTTTTCGCAACAATCACGTTGCGCTCTCCGCCGTTGGGGATGGCAAAATAATCCAGCCCCGGATGGTTGATGGCAAGCCAGCCGCAAAGGCTGACCTGCTCGTTATGCTCTGTTGGTATCGCCATTAGATTGAACTTAGGCTGTATGTGTAGCGGCGGATTGCGTCCGCCATATATTCAGCCGTGTCTAAGTCATCGTCACGCAATGCGCGTGTTAGTGTGCCAGTCAGGATTAGGATTAGACGCTTGGTTGCTGCGAAGCGACGATCAGATGCCAATTGCTCACGGCTCTTTTCATCAACTTTGTTTGCGTATGCGATCAAATCAGCCATATCCCAGCCTTGGGTATGCCCATGGCAATCCATGTGCTCGATCAAATCAAGCGTGGAATCCAGGAAATTGCAGCGTTCTTCTAAGATGTCGCGTGCTGTTGCGTTTGGGTCGTTAGTGTATTTAATGCGTTTCATTTTTTCGGTCTCCGTGTTGTGTTGTTGAAAGGGTAATGTGTTTTTATGGGTTAATTATAAGAAAGTGTCGGGCGCTTGTCAAGGGATTATTCGGCATCCTTGAAACAGGCAAGCTTTCTGTATTTGAAAGCGGGCTTTCCCGTCGCCGCTGCTACCTCTGCCAACGTGTGACCAAGCATCAGCATATTAAGCGCGGTGATTTTATCGGCTTTGGTTATTTTGGTGGCTTCGTTGTATGCCTTCTTCTGCTCTTTGTTCGCTTCGCGGTACGCCTTCTTCTTCTCCTTTATCTGCTCCTTATTCGCTTCGCGGTACGCCTTCTTCTGCTCCTTATTCGCTTCGTAGTACGCCTTTATCTGCTCTTTGTTCGCTTCGTAGTACGCCTTTATCTGCTCTTTGTTCGCTTCGCGGTACGCCTTCTGCTGCTCCTTTATCTGCTCCTTATTCGCTTCGTAGTACGCTTTGTAGTACGCCTTTTCCTTCTCTGGGTATGTATACGCCATCTCAAAAACTCCTATGCTTAATCTCACAAAAATCACCCGCTTTCGTCCACGCAATAGCGCGGGGCGTTTTGTGCATCTGCTTTTCAAACGCCTGCAATACGCCTTCTTTGGTTTTAAGCCCGGCAATGCCAAGATCAACCAAAATTGAGGTAGAACGCTTGCGCAAAAACGCACTAGACGCGCCTGGGTTAATGTATTCCTCGACTTGCTTGCCGCCATCCAACCAATAAGTGATTCCCACAGCTTTCTCCGTCATCCGTGCTGTAACGCGTACAACCTGCCCTTCGTGCAACTCGGTCTCTTTGCGTAGCTTCTTGATTGCCACGCCCTCTGCTTTGAGTGCCAGCTTCTCGTTAGGGTCGATCAGCTCTTGACCGCAATGCACGCACTCACGCGCCGACAAGGCATTCTCGCCTGCACAATTTGGGCATTCACGGAAGTTCCAGCGGTGGCTACACTGGATAACCTCATGTGCCGTCTGGCGCATCCCGCCACACCGTTGCCCCATGTGAGCCGCTATCGGCTCTCCGATCTCATTGATAATGCGCTCTCCAAGAGTCCCCAAAAAATAGCCATTGGCATCTATCTCAAAGTTGTCAGGATTAGGCTTGCCACCAAATTGGTTTGTGTGGTTGCAAACAGGGCAAACCACATCCAGCCGCTCACCCTTGGTTGTTGCCTTTGACCTAATTTCAGGGTCAAACACATCACCAGCGGGGGCGTGTCTCTCCAAGTTTTCGGCGTAATCCAAGATCATCACCTTGCTTTTGCCATCCAACAGTCGCAGGCCGCGCCCAATGATTTGCAGCATCAGACCCGGTGATTCTGTGGCTCTTAATATCGCTACCGTTCCGACGTTGGGGGCGTCAAACCCCGTAGTGAGCACTGACACATTAACCAAGTAGCGTAATGTGCCTGCTTTAAAATCCTTGAGGATTTGCGCCCGCTCTTTTTTGCCCGTCTCACCCGTCACCAGAGCCGTTTGGTCGGCTGGCAATGAATCTACTATCTCATGGGCATGGTTAATGCTTGCCGCAAAAAACATGACACCTAAGCCCGTCTGTGACCTGCTCACTGCATCAGCCACGATGTCAGCCGTAAGTCTCCCCTTGCCCTCGAATACCTCGGCAACTTGCGCTGCGTCAAACTGACCACGGCTGTTAAGGACTAGATCATTGCCGCCGTAATGCACACCCCCACTATAAAATTCCGGCATGGTCAGATAACCACGGTCGATAAGCTCACGGGTTGACACGCGGTAAACCAGCTTTGCAAAGAATGGCAGTTTGTCGGGATTTTGGCTTATGGTTTCTGGCGGCATTGGCTGACCGTCTAAACCAAGTTGGTATATGTACCCATCACTGAGACGGTACGGCGTTGCGGTCATGCCGATCACCCGCAAGTTAGGGTTAGCTTGACGCATCAAGCCTATGATTTTGCGCATGGTCGGATTAGTCTGATGAGCCTCATCTATCACCACCGCAGAAAAACCGCTGGTAAATCCGTCAATGCCGTTAAGTACCGACAATGGCGTGCCGAATACCACATCATGACGCGTGGATTTTATGCCCACTGATGCGCTGTAAAAGCTCGCTTTGTTTCCATAAGCCACATACTTTTCAAAGTTTTGCTCTACAAGCTCTTTTGATGGGGCAAGCACAAGCGTCTTTTTGCCGCTAATAGCGTTAATCTGCATAGCAATGTTTGCCGCTACCAATGATTTACCAGCCCCAGTGGCAAGGTCTAAGCAGCATGACGTTGTGTGCTTGCGAATGTGGTTAATAGCAGCGTCTACGGCTGCTTGCTGATAGTCTCTAAGGATGTACATGTTGTTTCTCCGTGTTGTTGCATTGATTATAATATGTGTCGGGCGACTTGTACACAATAAAAAGCCCCGGTTAAGGGGCTTCTTTTATAGTTGGGTTTCGCTAAAAGGGAATATCAAAGTCCTCAAAATCCTCAAACTTCTGATTGGTCGGCGCTTGACGTGGCGGGGGCGCTTGCCGTGGTTGCTCTTGCGCCGCTCCTTCTGACTTGATTCCTGCAAACTCCATATCAACCATTGTTGAAGTCAGCTTAGCGCCGTTAGTGCCATCACGCTTTTTGTACTCTTCGAGCTTGAGGTCTTTGAGGTGCGCAACAATAGCACTGCCTTTAACCAAATGTTTTGCCAATCCCTCAGCTTGCTTGCCCCAGATTGCTGCCTCAATCCACGTAGTTGTTTTGCGGTCTCCAAAACCAATGGTGAAAGCAAGAGCCACATTGCACACAGCCATATTGCTACTGGTATACTTTAGCTCTGCATCGCGTCCGATACGCGCTAATCCTGACATAATCATTATGCTCGTCTCCGTGTTGTTGGTAAGGAAGAAGGTGACCCATACTTTTTTACAGTCTCCCAATAATAATCCGCGTGAAGCTCTGAAATGCGCTTCAGCCGCTCTATGCGCTCTAAATCGGCTTGCGCGTCAATCAACTTTTGCTCGTACTCTAAAACCTTCTGCTTTATGTCCATGTCAAACTCCCGTGATTTTGCGCAAGCAATTTTGCGCGTTGCTGGTTGCTGCATCCAGTGCAGCTATGTATTGCTCATTGCGCGTGTGGCGCTCGATAAACAACTGATGCTCTGCCGGATATAGTGGGCAGTAGCTGATAAAATCGCACCACTTCCGACCAGACACAAACAAAAAACCTTGGACTTGAGCCGCGTGCTTAGCTGGTGTTTTGCCCTCAATCAGTGTTTGCATATGCGTCCACGGCTCTGGGCTTTTGATCTCAATACCGCCATCTTCACCGATCAACCCATCTGGACTACAACCAGGTGCGAAAGGTTCATCGCGCTCAATGATAAAACCGCACTCGGTAACGGTATTGCCTGTCATCAATTCGTACAATTCACGCGCCGCTGGTTCGCGTTCCGTGCCGTTGCGCATTGCATCAGTTTCAAAGAACGGCTTTTTGTTGCCGTAGAATGCCGATGCAAGCTCTGCAATGTAAGCCGTTGCGGTAGATGATGGTTTACCCGCTGGCGTAACCAAGTCATTAAAACGTGATGCGGTAGGTCTGCCACGTAGGGCAAACCATTCCTCGGAGTGCTGCTGTAAATCAGGGTAATAAATAGCCATCACTCACCCCCCAACGTGTTAGCAATTTCTTCCTTGGCTTTAGCTGCTGCTGCTGCTGCTTTGGTTGCTGTGGCCTTTTTAGCAGTTGCCATCACGTCGGAGAACGCTTGCAGTGGGATTTCTTCGATACAGCCAACCTTCAAAGACCGTGCCAACCATGCAACGAATTTGCTTTCGTCGCTTCCTCCGTTTGATAGCTCAGCGCGTAAGCTGTTTGCCTGACCTGTTGTGATGGTTTCAGCTTTTTGCGGCTCTGGTGCAACAGTGCCAGCGTCGTACAAGTCGCCGCCTTTATGCCACAAATCCAACGCTACACCAAAGCGCATAGCAGCGTTGCGCAACGCATCGCCAATGGCTTCCTTGATAGCGTTACCGCCCTTTTTGTCTTGAGCATCGCCGTATCCGTAGCGGGTAACACCGCCAATGGTTAAAGCAATCCACATCTCAACGCCAGAACCAACCATCGGCAATCCCAATGATTGCGGGTTAGCAACTGGATTCCAAGTCCATTCAGGGTCTGCTTGTAACAAGCGGTCTGTCAGTGCTGCGTGACCGACGTATGACAAGCCCGCTTTAGAGCCTGCGTTTCTTGGAAAAGTGCTGATCTGGTGCGGTTCAAATGTTTTGCGTAAAGCCGCTTGCATTTCTGGTGTCATTTCAATGTCTCCATGTTGTGTTGTTGAAAGGGTAATGTGTTTTTATGGGTTAATTATCGTATAGTGTCGGGCGACTGTCAATGATTAAATGCCGACGTTGCTTCATCAATTAACTGCTGCTGCTTTCCCATTGGAAGCTGGTCAAATCCGGGATGGTTGGCACGCAACATTGACGCGATGTCAACTGGCGCATCAGCATAAACCTCTTGTGTGGGTGCATCTGCCTCTACCATGGGGGCGCTACCATACTTGGCTATCAGCACACCACCAGCAAACAATGCAGCCGCTACTGCCGCTATAATCACCTTAACGTTGCTTTGCGGGGGCGCAACCTCCGGCTGGCTGGCAACCATTGCCGCCGTCTTGCGTACTAACTCTTGCCGCTGCTTTGCCAAATCATGCGCCTTTTGAGCCGCTGCTAATTTGCGCTGCTCATCGTATAACTCAGGGAATGCAGGCTTAACCACACTGGTTAGCATCGTCACTACTGCATCGCGGGGCGCTTTGTGCTTTGCTGCTAGGTCTGCCCATACAAAGCCGTTACCTTCCTTGGAATCAACTACTCCGATCTGCACTAGCAAAACAAACGCGTGATTACGCGCCCAATGCTGACTAATGCCGTTGCAATGCTCCGCCACATACTCACCTAACTGCTTAGCATTCGCGTGTTTGTTCGGGGCAATCTGTTTGAGCATGATCATCAGTGCTGTGGTTTGTGTACTTGGCTCAATGTCATCCATATGCAAGCGTACAAACGCTGCCACGGCATCGCGGACGGATGGCTTGCTGATGTGGCTCTTAACCAA